TTAGATTGGAAACCAGTACCTATTATACCTAAATTTGTAGATATAGTAGTAAACGGTATAGCAGAAAAAAATTATGATTTAAAAGCATATGCTCAAGATCCTGTTGCTTTACAAAACAGAACTAATTACGCTTTTAAATTATTGTCAGATATGCAAAACCAAGAATTCATAACTACAGCTCAACAGCAGTTAGGTATGGATTTTTCTCAAAGTAATGAAAAAAATAATTTGCCTTCTAATATAAAAGAATTAGAAGTTTATATGCAGTTAGATTATAAACAAGCTGTAGAAATAGCTCAAGAAGAAGCTATAAATAACACACTTGCTTTTAATAAATATCATTTAGTTCAAAAAAGAATAGTAGAAGATATAGTAACTATAGGTATAGGAGCTGTTAAAACTTCATTTAATAAATCTGAAGGAGTTGTTGTTGATTATGTAGATCCTGCAAACTTAATTTATTCCTACACTAATGATCCTAATTTTGAAGACATATATTATGTTGGTGAAATAAAATCATTAACATTAGCTGAAATAAAAAAGCAATTTCCTTATTTAACTAAAGATGAATTGGAAAGACTAGCTAAATATCCAGGTCGTCAAGGTTATGTAGCTCAACCTAATTACGATAATGATTTAATACAGGTTTTATACTTTGAATACAAAACATTTATAGACCAAGTGTTTAAAATAAAAAAGACTGATCAAGGTTTAGAAAAAGCTTTAGTAAAATCAGATACATTTAATCCACCAAATAGTGATAATTTTGATAGAGTTTCAAGATCTATTGAAGTTTTGTTTAGTGGTGTAAAAGTTATGGGTGTTCCTCAAATGTTAGAGTGGAAGTTAGCTGAAAACATGACAAGACCTAAGAGTGATTTAACTAAAGTTAAAATGAATTATGCTATATGTGCTCCACATATGTATCAAGGTCGTGTAGAATCTTTAGTTAGCCGTATAACAGGTTACGCTGATATGATACAATTAACATCGTTAAAACTACAACAAGTTATTGCTAGAATGGTTCCAGATGGTGTATTTGTAGATGTTGATGGTTTAGCAGAGGTTGATTTAGGTAATGGTACTAATTATAATCCACAAGAGGCGTTAAATATGTATTTTCAAACTGGTAGTATAGTTGGTAGATCATTAACACAAGATGGTGATCCTAATAGGGGTAAAGTACCTATTCAAGAGCTTCAATCATCTAGCGCAAATGGAAAAATAGCATCACTTGTAAACACATATCAATACTATTTACAAATGATAAGAGACGTAACGGGTCTCAATGAAGCACGAGACGGCAGTTTACCAGACAAGGACGCTTTAGTCGGATTGCAAAAAATGGCTGCCAATGCTTCAAATATTGCAACTAAACATATTGTTGATGCAAGTTTATTTTTAACATTAAGAACTTGTGAAAATATATCGCTGAGATTAGCTGACGCATTAGAGTTTGATTTAACTAAACAAGCCTTAATGCAAAGTATTTCATTAACTAATACGCGAAATTTAGAAGAATTAAAAAACTTACATTTATATGATTTTGGTATTTATTTAGAATTAGAACCAGAAGAAGAAGATAAAGCTATGCTTGAGCAAAACATACAAGTAGCTTTACAATCAGGTCAAATATATCTAGAGGATGCTATAGATATTAGAGAGGTTAAAAATATAACTTTAGCTAATCAAATATTAAAATATAGAAGAATACAAAAACAAAAACAAGATCAACAAGCTCAACAAGCACAAATACAAGCACAAGCTCAAGCAAACATGCAACAATCTGAGCAAGCTGCTTTAAATGAAGTTCAAAAACAAGAAGCTTTAGCTAATACTGAAATACAAATAGAACAAGCTAAATCTCAGTTTGAAATACAAAGAATGGAGCAAGAAGCGTTAATTAAAAAACAATTAATGGCTGAAGAGTTTAATTATCAACTGCAGTTAGCAAAAGCTAAAGTAGATACAGATAGACAAAAAGAACAATTTATAGAAGATCGTAAAGATAAAAGAACTAAAATACAAGCAACGCAACAATCAAAAATGATTGAGCAACGTCAAAATGACTTGTTACCTACAGATTTTGAATCAGCAGGTATGGATAATTTAGGCGGATTTGGTTTAGAGCAGTTTGAACCGCAATAAACTATTTATTAATTTTTATTATATTATATTATGTCTGAAAAAGTAAAAGAAGAAGGTTCGTTTAAAATTAAACGTAAACCTAAAAAACTAACACAAAAAGATGAACCTATTAAAGTAGATTTATCTAAACCTAAAACAGAAGAAACAGATGCCATTCAAGTCGGAGAAACAAAGAAGGTGGATGTGGGCGAACAAACCGGAGCTAGCTCTGGAGTGGACAAACAAGTACCAGAGCCCAAAGAAATTCCTGAAAATAAAGAAGAGCAAATAATACAAGAGATTGTTGAAGAAGAAAAACCTATAGAACAAAAGGTTGAAGAAGAAATACAGGAAATAGGTGAAAAAATTGAAGAAAGAGTTATTGCTCCAACACCTGAAGAGGCTAGAGAAATAGCTAAACTGCCAGAAAACATCGAAAAAGTTGTAGACTTTATGAAAGAAACTGGTGGAACATTAGAAGATTATGTTAGATTAAACGCTGATTATTCTAATATAGATAATGATACTTTGTTAAGAGAGTATTATAAACAAGAAAAATCACACTTAAACTCAGAAGAAATTAACTTCATGTTAGAAGATAATTTTTCTTTTGATGAAGAGGTTGATGATGAGCGAGACATCAGAAAGAAAAAACTCGCATATAAAGAAGAGGTTGCAAAAGCCCGCAAGCATTTAGAAGGTTTAAAAAGTAAATATTACGAGGAGATCAAGTTGAGACCCGGCATTACTCAAGACCAACAAAAAGCTATGGACTTTTTTAATCGATATAACCAAGAGCAGGAAACTGCCCAAGAGCAACACGAAAGATTTAAAACTAACACTAAAGATTATTTTTCTCAAGAATTCAAAGGTTTTGATTTTAAAGTAGGAGAAAAGAAATTTAGATATGGAGTTAAAAATCCAGATGTGGTTGCAGAAAAACAATCTAATATTACTAATGTAATTAAGAAGTTCTTAAATGATAAAGGTGATGTAACAGATGTTAAAGGTTATCATAAAGCTATGTATGCTGCTGAAAATGTAGATACTATTGCACAACATTTTTATGAGCAAGGTAAAGCTGATGCTATACGAGATGTTGCTGCAAAATCTAAAAACGTACAAACAGAAGTAAGAGAAAGTCCTACTGGTGATGTATTTGTTAATGGATTAAAAGTAAAAGCGGTCAGTGGTTTAGATAGTTCAAAATTGAAAATTAAAACAAGAAAATTTAACTAAAACACAATTACAAAATGGCTACATTAAATCCGGCGTTCGGAAGTTTAGTACCTTCTCAAGCGCCACAAACATTAGCTAGTAACTATTTGGCATTTAACGGTGGAGCAAATGACTTTGCTCAACAATATTTACCAGAAGTATACGAAGCTGAGGTAGAAAGATACGGAAACAGAACTTTAAATGGTTTCCTAAGAATGGTTGGCGCTGAAATGCCAATGACATCTGATCAGGTTATCTGGTCTGAACAAAATAGATTACACATTGCATACACAGGTTGTGGTCTTAACGGTGGAGCTGCTTCACCAGTTATTACTATTCCTGCTAATGCTGGTACTATTCAAAATGCAATTTTCCCTAACGATACTATCGTAGTAATGAACCCAGTTACTGGAGTTACTGTTAAAGGTATTGTTGGTGCAGTTGCTGCTGGTAATATTACTGCTTATCCTTTCCAAGCTAATAACTGGGATGCGTTAGGAACAGGAGTACAAAACCTTAAAGTATTTGTTTACGGTTCGATCTTTGCAAAAGGAACGACTTCAGGAAGCAAATCAATTGAGCCACAATTTACTCAGTACTCTAACCAACCGATTATCATAAAAGATAGATATGAAATCAATGGTTCTGACACTGCACAAATTGGATGGGTAGAAGTTGCTACAGAAGATGGTACATCAGGATACTTATGGTATTTAAAATCTGAGTCTGAAACAAGATTAAGATTTGATGACTATTTAGAAATGGCAATGGTTGAATCAGAATTAGCTGCTGGAGCTGCTGGTATTAACTTTGCTGCTAGTTCAGCAAACGTACCAGGATTTACAGCTGCTGGTGGTGCTGCAGTTGCTCATGGTTCTGAAGGTTTATTCCAAGCTATTACTAACAGAGGTAACGTTATGACTGGATTCAACGGTGGTACTGGTATTTCTGATTTTGATCAAGTACTTAAAAATCTTGATACTCAAGGAGCTATTGAAGAAAACATGCTTTTCTTAAACAGATCTATGGATTTAGATTTTGATGATATGCTAGGACAAATCTCTGGTGGTTTTGCTGGAGGTGTTGCTTATGGTTTATTTGAAAACTCTGAGGATATGGCTCTTAACTTAGGATTCTCTGGATTTAGAAGAGGTTCTTATGACTTTTACAAAACTAGCTGGAAATACTTAAACGACGCTTCTACAAGAGGTGCTGTTGCAGTTAGTAATATCGAAGGTGTATTAATTCCTGCGGGAACTTCTACAGTTTATGACCAAATTTTAGGTACAAACATTAGAAGACCATTCTTACACGTAAGATATAGATCATCACAAGGAGATGACAGAAGATACAAAAACTGGATCACTGGATCTGTTGGAGGTGTTTACACTTCTGAACTAGATGCAATGCAAGTTAACTGGTTATCTGAAAGATGTCTTGTGACTCAAGCTGCTAACAATTTCGTATTGTTCCAAAGCTAAAATTGCTTTAAAGAGTTGGGTGCTTCGGCACCCAGCCCTTTATTTTTATTAATTATATTATATTATATCATGTCAAAAACAAAAGAAATTAAATCTCCTCAATGGGAGATTAAAGATAGAACATACTATCTTTTACAGGATTTAAGTCCTTTAACATATACTTTAGGTGCAAGAAACTCACGTAGATATCCACTAATGTGGTTTGATGAAAGCACTGGTACTCAAAGAGAAATAAGATACGCAACTAACCATAACTCGTGTTTTGTTGATGAACAAAAAGGAGAGGTTATATTGGGTCATATTATTTTTGAAGAAGGTGCGTTAACTGTTCCTAAAGCAAAACAAAATCTACAAAAATTACTTTCATTATATCACCCTAAAAAAGGTATTATATATAAAGAATTAGAACCAATGAAAGTAGCAGAAGATGAATTAGATCAAATAAACTTTGAAATAGATGCATTAAATCTTGCTAAAAATATAGAAATTGATCATGCAGAAGCTATATTAAGAGTTGAAAAAGGTTCTAGAGTTTCTGAAATGAGTTCTAAAGAAATTAAAAGGGATTTACTTTTAATGGCCAAGAAAAACCCACAAGCGTTTTTAGCTATTGCAAACGATGAAAACGTAGGGCTTAGAAACACTGCTATTAAAGCTGTGGAACTAGGAATAATTAAACTGTCACAAGACCAACGAACATTCCACTGGGGCTCTAACGACAGAAAATTAATGACTGTTCCATTTGACGAAAACCCTTATTCAGCTATGGCTGCTTTCTTTAAAACTGATGAAGGTGTAGAAATCTTCAAAACAATAGAGAAAAAGTTACAATAATATGTGACTATAATTATAGTGAAGGGTCACTTTTGTGGCCCTAATCACTATTAACTAAAATATTAAAATGGCAATAAACGTAAATACTGTATATCAAACCGTTTTATTAATACTAAATAAAGAACAGAGAGGTTATATGACACCTGTTGAGTTTAATAAAACAGGTGCTCAAGCTCAATTAGAAATATTTGAAACGTATTTCGATAGTTTAAATCAGCAAATACGTATTCCACAAACAGACACAGATTTTTCGGATAGAGTACTTAATCTTGATGAAAAAATTTCTTTATTTAAAGAGTTTGGAAACGCTACATCAATATCTTCAAGTAACGTTTTTAATTTACCACAACAATTTTCCGGTTCAGGATCTATAGCAACAACAACTTTACCAGCGGCTACAGCTGGAGCAACAACAGCTTATGTTATACAAACAGCAACAGCTAGTCAAATAGCTAATGGAGTTGTAGAGATTTTTGCCAACGGCGTGTTAGTGGCTGATAATTTATATGAAATATCTGGAACAACAATAAATTTCTTTTCACAACCTACAGTGGGTGAAACTTTAATTGTAAATGTATACCCAAAAGAATTTTATAGACTTGGTGATTTGTTTTATACAGCAGGTGCTATACCTACTCAAGAACTAGAAAGAGTTGGTACTAAAGATTTATATCATTTATTATCATCTAATTTAACATCTCCAACTACAACTTATCCTATATATACATACAAGAACAATAAAATTACTGTATATCCAAATTCTATAACAAGTGGTATTACAGTATCATACATAAGAAAACCAATTGCACCTATATGGAACTTTACAACTGGTTTAAATAATCAATATGTTTTTAATGCTTCAACTTCTTTTAATTTTGAACTGCACCCAGCAGAGCAAACAGAATTAATATTAAAAATATTATTATATGCTGGTGTTGTAATTAGAAGTCCTGAAATAGTACAAGTAGCGGCTCAGCAAGTAGCTCAAGAAAATATTAATCAACAAAGATAATAAATTATGCCAAGACCTGATGGTGGTTTAATAACCGAAACTAATAGACAATATTACGCTGGAGCCCAGCAGTTTTATATATCATCTGCAGGTGCTGGTAAAACTTTTACTAGCACTTTTGATACTAATTTAATATTTGGTAGTTCAGATAATGCTAGCGCACAATATGGTTTAAATAACTTTCATGTATTTACTAGTCCTAATGCTTTAACCTGGACTGAGTTAACGCCTAATAACTCTAAAACAACAGCAACTAATTCTAATGCTAACGTTCCACAAGGTACTCAAACATTAACAATTACAGCCGGCAATGTAAACATCGCGGCTGGTATGTTGATACAAAACACAGCTGGAACGCAAACACATGGAACTGTAACACAGGTTTTATCTCCAACAACATTTACATGTAACATAGCTATTCAAATACCTGCAGACGCAGCATTAGTTTTTAAATTTGCAGAACCATATACAGAAGTTAATAATATTATTACAGTAAACTCTTATTTAGCAGCAGGTTCTTATTTAAAAATACAATTAACTGAATCAACTATAGAAAACAATTACGGTGATTATTCTTATACTAAACTAACAGATGTAATTGATAATTTTTTAATTGCATATGTTGGAGCTGGTAAATTAATAAAAAACGTAAAAAGAACTGATGTTATATTTCACGCTAGACGTGGTTTACAAGAATTTAGTTATGATACGTTACGAAGTGTTAAATCGCAAGAGCTTACAGTAAACAATGCTCTTAACGTTATTTTACCTCAAGACTACGTTAATTATGTTAGATTTTCTTGGATAGATAAAATGGGTGTGCAACACACTATATATCCAGCTAATGAATTAACCACAAACCCTTATTCTAATCCTGTGCAAGATGACTCTGGTACTCCTACACAAGATAACTTTGATTCTAATTTACAAGGAACTTCACAAACTGAAGAAGCTTGGTCTAAAAGTGATCCAAGAAATATAAGTGGAGCTTACACAGAAGAGTATAGTGAAGCTAATATATATTGGCAAGGTTATTATAACGGTGCTTTAGGCCAAAGATATGGTCTAGAACCTGTAACAAGTCAAAAAAATGGATGGTTCACAATAAACGATAGAGAAGGCAAAATATCTTTTAGTAGTGATTTAAAAGGTAAATTAATAATATTAGAATATATATCAGATGGTAATGCTTACGATATAGACGTTAAGATACCTAAACTATCTGAAGAAGCTTT